CTCTACGGTAACTGAATCATTATATTTGTTCTTCATAAACCTTCTACTAATCTTCTCAATTGTTTCAGGTGTGAAGTATACATAATATGGAGTACCATCTCCCTGCATACGAAGTATTTTCTTATTTGGGATTAATAGGGGACCTGCTACTAACATCTTATCCTCACTAACCGCTTGGAAGTTTATCTCTTTTCCAAAAAAAGTAAAATCTCTTTCTATTGCTGGAGAATCTACAAAAGATGTTGCAAATACACCATCTTCTTCATCCACTAAAATTAATTCGTATAGTAATTCTTTTTCCATATGATATTAACAATTTTATTAATTAAAATGGTTATCCACCACTTAATGTTGCTGCTCTATTAACCCTTCTATCTAATGCTTGCTGTGTAGAAACTTGTCCTGATACGACATATGCCTGAATAGGTTTATTTGCATTTGATATTGTTTGTGCTAATTGTGTTGTAGGATTACTACCACCAGTCGTTGTTATTTGTGGTGCTTGAAATGATGCTATTGATGGTACTGTTGGAGTTGCAACTGAACCTGCTATTGAAGGTGAATTCTTTGCTCCTGGTATTTTAGGTAATTGTGTTGATAAGATTTTCTTAACATTCAATAAACCCGCAACAATAACTGTACCCGCTGCTATCGCACCAAATGGAGGTGGGTATGCTGCCAATGCTTTGTTCGCACCCGCATATGTATCAATCGCCGCCTGTGCTACTGCTAATGCTTTACCTGCTGCTGTATTCTCACCTACTAAACTTGCAACTGCACCTATACCATCTGAAATAATACTTAACTTATCTGCTTCTGTAAGTTCTACATATTGTTTTTCTGCATCTTTACTTTTCTTATAAAAATCTTCTTGCTTCTGTAATTCTTGTATTATTTGAGGAGTACCAATAGTTTTTAATGCATTGGTTTGTTCCTCAATAGTATTAATTCTTAAATTCTTAATCTTTTCTGCAAACTCTTTTTCTCTTGCTTCTTCTGCTAAGTTTTTATCTATCTGCGTTTGTAGAGTATTTTGTTTAAAAGTTTCTAAATTTAATTTTTCTCTATCCTTCTTTCTTTTTTCGTATTCTTTTAAGATACCATCTAATCTTTCTTGCTCTTCTCTTAATGCTTCTGCTTCTCTTTCTGCTTTTTCTTTTAATTCTTGTTCTCTTCTTGCTTTCCTATCTGCTGCCGCTTTTTCCTCTGCTTGTTTTTTCAATTGGATAACTTTAGCCATATCATCCAACTCTTTCTGTTGTGCATCTGCTAAGTTCTTTTGTGCTTCTTGTGCGGCTGTATCAAACTTTTTAACTTCATTTGTTGTTAATCCTAATTTCTTAGCTACAAATTCAAATCCTTCTGCTACTTTACCAATTACTGTTGCTATACCTTCAAATACCGGTATACCTACTTTAGAAATCAATGCAAATAGTGGAGCCATTACCTTAGATAATGCATCCGTTACTTTCTTCATTGCTTCTTGTCCTTCGGTAGTTTTACTCAATGCTTCTTTCATTGCCAAAAATGCGGCAACAATTAAACCAACTATACCTAATGCTGCTGTTATACCTTTACCAAATGTTGCTACTGCATCTTGTGCATTTTTTAATCCACCACCTAATTGTCCGATTGGACCAGGCAATGCCGCTAACTGATCACCAAATTGTTTTGATTTAAAGTTTACTCTATCTTGAGCATCCTGTAAATCATCTAATTTGTTTTTTAAATTAGTAAATTCTTTTGAATTGGTTTTACCCTGGTCTTCTAACTTCTGTAATTCAACGGTAGTTTCTCTAATTTGAGATTTAAGTGATTTGAATTTACCACCGGTCTTATCGGCTTCATCACCCAATCCTTCAACTTCTTCTTTACCTTTTACTTCGGTATCAATTACGGCTTTATATGTTGTAGTATTCTCTGCCATTACTTTTTAGATTTCCAAATTCTTTTAATTTGTTTACTTGCACCTTTTACAGATGTTGGTATTTGATTAATTCCTTTTGCTATATCAATGTTCTTTGATATACCATAGAAATCATTTGTATTTAGTAAATCAATTATATTCTTAACCATAACTTATTAACAATGTTATTCTATTAAATTAGTGATGAGGTTACAAACATCCACCAGCACATGCTGCGAAAGTATCTAAATTTAATGTAGTTCCTACATCTGCTAATTGAACGGTATATACTGCTGTAAATATACTTGCTATATCATCTATCATACAAGATGCATCATTTATAATACCTGTACAATATGCATTTGAACGATTATCAAATCCATCACATGCACTACAATTTACTCCAACATTAATTGTATCACCAACATAAACAGTATAAGTTCCTGATGATGTATTTCCTCTACTTTCAATAACATTTCCATTTACATATAAATCCATTTCACCTATTGCCCCACCTGTTTCACTAAAACTCCATGCTAATGTTGCACTTCCGGTTGGAGGTGGAGTAGAACCAGTAACAGGTGCAGTACTACCTGAAATTACAAAAGTATGTCCTGCTGTAAAAGTTATAGGGAATGTAAGGTCTGTATCTCCACTTCCGGAAAATACTGTAAGTGAAGCACTTTGAAGTAAACTTCCATTATCATAAATACTAAATTGTGCACTTGCCGTAGTATAAGGTCCCCATACGGTTGAACCACCATCTTTAAGTTCCATAGTTACATCTGCAGTAACATCACCTGTAATAGTTTGTGTAAAGTTACCACTAAAATAATAAGGAGAGCCTGATACAATTAAGTTTGCATCTATAAATGCGGTTGGGCTAGCATTGTATTCTGATAAGTGTATAAGTACAGATGCCGAAGGAACAGTAGGTGGAACAGGATATCTTGCAGTAAATGTATCAGGAATAATAGGTCCTAATAATTGTAAATTACAATCACCTGTTTTAAGTGAATAATCATTTATTGCTCTTAGATGATAATAGTTTCCTCTAAAATTAACTACATCATTTAATTCCATATTGATATAATCTGCTAATGGAATAATTGCCGCACATTCTATTAATCTTGTCTTTGGATTATAAAGTAAATTTATATATGTTTCCCAATATTCTGTGTAAAGATTTTGGTTTGGCATTGTTCCATATGCTGCAGGTTCATTATTAAATAGTAATGATAGAGAACTTGTTGTAGGAAAACTCCCACTCAATGCACTATAATTATCAAAATACGGAAATGCATTTTGTTGAAAAGTTACACCACCAAAAGCTAACGAACCACTTTCAATCCAATAAGTTTCACAATCAATTAATCCATTGTAAAAAAATAGACGAGGTAAAACTCTTGCAGGTGAATATTGTTCACTATTAATGTAAGTAGGTATGTTTATTGGTATTATTTGACTCATAATATTTTATTTTAAGTACACGCTGTTCCTTGTGTTACCGGTCCACTATGAGAACCTTGTCTACCACAACCTAAATTTAATGTTGCAAATGCAGGAATGAATTGTGATTGTAGCATTCCAGCACAATCAATCCATGTCATAGTTTGGTTAGCAGGTATTGTTATATTTGTATAATTGTAACAACTAAACGATGGTGTTATACCACCTACACTACCTGATAATCCTGTTCCTGCTATTCTAAGTAATGGTGAACTTGCAAATGTTGTTTTAACTTCAAATGTTCCTTGTGAGAAAAAGTTTGTTGTATCTGTATAATATTGTTTACCATACTCTCTATTTGCACCTTTTGCAAATTGTTGAGAAATATAATCACCATCCAATGTATCACCGAAATTTAAATTGTTTACTGCAAAGTTATTTGCCGGAGTTACTGATATCTTTTCATCTAAATTAATAAATTGATTGAAATCTTTTACTTCACCTCTATAATACCAATCATTAAATGTTTCTACTATAAATTGATTTGGTTTAGTTTTATTAGGATAAATTACTAAATTAAATTTCTTTTGTATACCCAATAAAAAATCTACTAATTTAATACCATTCGTACCAAACGGCATATTAGAAGGTATATCCATTACTCTACCATCTGCTGCCTGTTTAACTTCTTTAATTTCTATAAATGATTTAGTTGTTCCTAATGGGTCTAATATAACAGTAGGTTGACCAGTTGGTGGTGGAAAATTAGGAGATTGAAGTATTTGAAAATAATAATTTCCTGCAGGCACACTATCAAACTTAAATTCACTTGCTAATTGATATGTTGTATTAATACTACCTTGTCTACTTTGTTGTAGTTGGTCAAAGAAAACTATATAAGATTGAATTGCACGATTTGAATAAGGTGTTGAACTTCCTGTTTCTAACAATCTTATTCCCCATGTAGAACCTGCTGAAAATGTACCTGGCATATTATTTACAGAAGCACTTACATTAATATTAATGTTTATTGCTCCTTTTAAGTTAGTCATTTTCTCAACTTTGTATGCACCATTATTATAAAAGTTTTGTGGGTCAGATAATTTATTAAACCATGGTAAAGTTGTCCAACTACCCGATGCTAGGGTTATATCTGTCATTCCACTGCCACTAATTGCACCTACTTTTATCTTACCATAAGTTTCTAAATCAACACCACTATATTCAGGATACTTTAATGAATTATTACAAACCATATATACATCATCTAAAAATGGTTGTTCCCAAAATGATGATGAATATGTATAACCTGTTTGTTCAAATATTGCATCCCATACTGCTTTTATTCTTATTGCAGGTTTAAAGTTTTGAACACATAATGCACCATCCTGATCATCTAAACCAAATAATTCATATGAACCTTGTGTAAATGCGTATCCACTTCCATAATCTGCTAAAGGATAAACAATATCACCACCAAATAAATTACGATTCCAACTTTCTGAAATATTATCATAAGATGAAGTGTGATTGAATGCCTGTAATGTTGTTAAATCTGTTAGGTATAATCTATTAATTTCTCTACCAAATGATGAAAGAGTTCCGTAAATAGTTACCTCATATGAATCAATAAATTTATTTGCTAATACATTTACTTTGTTTAATTGTAAATATCCTTGTGAAAGATACACAGAATCAAAATCAAAGTATGCAGGAACCTTTATATTCGTTGCAAATAAGAAAGGTGAATCAATACTGATATCGTAAACATGTTCGAAAAATGCGTTGTTTGTCTTCGTTCCAGGTAGGGTTATCTGACGGGTGAAATCTGATGGTAATACACCGATATCAAAAAGACCAGTTGAATTATTTGAAATTTGAATATCTTCATCTTCAAATAAATCTAATTCTGTTCCATCTGCTACTAATCGAAAAGTAAACGCCTGAGTAGAAATTATTCCCATTACATAATTAATTTATAAGATTGTCCTAAGTTAAATTCAAATTGATATTGAATTACTTTATCTACAACTCCTGTCTTAAATTGTAAGTTTGTTGTTGCTATACTTAAAGGTCTTACTGCTGCTGTTGTTTCATTATATACCCAATATATCTCATCACTAACCATAAGTTGTTTTAGTAAATCATTATAATCTTCATCTAACCAATCTGTATTTACTTGCAGAGTTTGTTTAGTATCTACAATATAATCTAACATTGCACTATCATATGATTGATAACTGAATGTAGAACCTTCCCATGTTCCTAATTGTGGTTGATAAGTTCTCTTAGTTGTTTGGATACTTTGTCTATTAACCATATTAAAGTTTAACCAATCAAATTGTCCGAATCTATTCTTCCATTTTATTCTTACATTAGGATATTTCTGCTCACAAACAATATTGTAATAGATTTTATTTCCTAATGCTGTTGCTCCGTTATATGGTTGTATTGTATAGTAAGTAAGACCTGAAGTAGATATAGGGAAGTTTGTTTGTGATGGTCCTATTGGATAATCATCTATTTGACCTGATGTTGAAGTAGATGATGATAAGAAATATGTTCCTGTTCCTGTATTACCACTATAAACTATTCTATCTGCAACTGTTCCACCTAATGTTCCTACTGCTGCACCACTCGTACCTCTGTTAGTAATAAATGCACTTCTTGTAACAGGTCCATCAGTTAATAAAGGATAGTATTGAGATAATGTATTTAATTCTTGTCCTATTGTTTCAGGAAAGATTCCATATCCATCTAATGCTTTATATAAACTACTTTTTACATGCGAACCTGTTACGAATGTAGTACCACTTAGGTATTGTGTATAAAAATCACATGCAAAGTAAACTACATTTGATGGATTTTGTTGTAATAAATCTGTAAGAGTTGAATTGATAATTCTATTCAAATCAAAGATACCAACATTAGATGTGTTAGGGTATTTTGAAATTGTATAATCCGAAGAACCTGATGCTAATGGAGTTCCTGTCCAATAATATAATTCACCAACATATTGAAATGAAGATGAAGTTAATAATACAGGATTACTTTCTGCTACCGTAAAAATGATAGGAGATTGTGCTAACGAAGCTAATGCCGGAGTTTGTGTTATTGATAAAGACATCTATATACTTTGTTTATATAGATATTAACCATTGAAACTTAAAAAGTATTTGATGTAGTAAATCCTTTCATTGATTTATTGATTCTTTCCATTGCAGAATCCAATACGGTGATTACTACTTCTTTCTTAACATAATCATCAACTAATGCTTTGAACTCATCTGCGTTTGCCGCATTCGTTGCAAAAGGCCTTGCTGCCATTTTGAATGTACCGAAGTTTACATACACACCATAATCAACTGAATTCAAATCAAACACTGCACCGAAATCACCAATCTTTCTATACTTTACATTTATTGAATCTCTTAACTTACCCGTCTTAACTGCGCGAGTAGGTTGTCTTTGCACATTTAGTTGTGCTAAGTTTTTGAGAGAGGTTGATATTTGATTTAGAGTTGCTATTAGAAATTATTAAAATAGTAATTATAATTATTTTCTACTTCTTCAGGAGTTAACATTCTGTTATAAACTGTTAAACCTGCAACAGTTCCATTAAATAATGATGCATCTCCATCTACATTAAATCCAAATCTTAAAGGAACAGATGATGAATTGAAATTATTTGCTTCAATATAACCTAATGAACCTGATTGATTAAAATATCCTGAACCAATAAAGAAACTACCAGTTGTTACATTTATTGTAAATAATCCTTTTGAACTTCCACTATATGGTGTAAAGAATATTGCATCATCTCCTTGATTATCTCTAAATACTAATGATTTAGTAGATGGTCTATATATTGTATCCCATCCATTTGAGTATCCACCTTTACTATATAAGAAAGTATTAGGTGAAGAGCTAGTTATAGGAGCTGAACCCCACCATTGTAAACAATAACTACTTGAAGGAGTTGCTGTTAAATTTGTTGGGAATGTTAAATAGTTATTAGTTCCATTAAATGCATATCCTAAAGAGCCAGATAATGTTAGTGTACTTCCGCTAATTAATGCATTATTTCCGTTTCCACTTCTATCATACCAAATAGAACCAGTCAATGATGTTGTATCTACTTGTAATACTAAACCGTTTGTAGTTAATTGATTACTACTTGTTGTTGCACAATAATAATCACATATTGCTACTGATTTGCTTAATGGATATGCATCACTATATGGTGCCGGATTATTCTTTGCACAAACAGATAAATAACTTGGTGAAAATCCACTATATGCAATATCTCTTTTTAGAACATTGTTTTCATCATAATAATAAACATTAAATCCATTATAGAAGTTCATTGCACAATAATCAGGCCTTGGATAACAAATAGGATTATTAGCATTTGTAGCATTATATACATTCAATGCTGTTTTAATTGTCCCACTAATAGGACAAGTTATTTGTGGAGGAATTGGTATAAATTCATTACAATTACCTACTTCTGATAAAGTTACTGTTCCTGTTGTTGAAGGATAACTTAATACTGCTTTAGTACATAGAGAAGATGTAGTATCTGCTTCAACTACTGAAGAAGTTATTGTTGTAGTTCCACAAGGTATATAAGTTACAGTTCCACCTGCTACTCCACCAAATAAATTATATTGAGTACAATTTGAATATTCATCTATACATAAAGGCCATTCAATATAAACAACACCTGCATTACCTATTGTTCTTCTTAAAGGATTAGTAGCACCAGCTCCTAAATTACCAGTACCACCTGCTCCGTATGAATCACTTCCTCTACTACCACTTCTAATACTTCCACCAGCATTTTTAGTTTGTCCTGCACCACCTCCACCTCCACTTAACACATCAGAAGAACCTGACATGTTTATTGTTATACCTGGTCCACCATTCGTTGCATAATCAGAAGGTGTTGTTGTACCTACACCAGCATCTTCAGCTTTACCACCTGCTCCACCACCACCTGTTCCATATTCATCATTTCCACCACCGGTATTTGCATCACCACCCATATAATTACCACCATTAAATCCTTGTGGTCCATTTGTTATTCCACCAAAGTTAGGTTGACCTAAAGTTCCACTTACTGGATTTTGATATGCTGGAAATGTTCGGTTTCTATATGTCATAGATGCACCTCCACCACTTCCACCATTTACTCCATTAATTAAAAATGTATCACCATTTAATCCACTTACAGTTCCTCTGATATTTCCTGTACCACCTCCTTCTGCCGTTATAAAAGGTGTAGTAAACGGAGTATATGTGTATATATTTTTAAAATAACTACTATTACCCTTTGAAGCAGTAATAAATGTTGTATTAGAACGAGGTGATGCTGCTCCGACACCAATTTCATAAACACCTGGAGTTAATGGGAAATTATAATATTCTACAACTCCACCACCTCCACCACCTGCTGCAGAATATACTCTATATGTTTGAAACCCATCTGTAAAACTACCTGTTGTAGTTCCACTAGCACCTGCACCTACCACTAAAACTCTACCTTGTAAAGTTGAACCGGTTGATATTGTTAATGATGCTGTTAATGAAGTTAATGCAGAACTGGTTAAATTACTCATTTCAAACTTTAACCAATTATAAACTTGTGAACTTGAGTAAAAACTACCCGAAGTTATAATTCCGCTTCCACTAATAGTAGAAGTTTCTGTTGTAATACATGCACCTCTTGTACTAAAATATGAAACTGGTATATACATAATTAAACTAATCTATTTACAGCTACACCATACAAAGATGATGTATCATATGATTGAAATGATAATATATCTTCTGCACTTCCTGATGGTGTTGCCACATACGGAAATGATATTGGAAATTTAATTGATGTTGGATATGATAGTGAACCAAAATCACCAACCGGTTGTGTTACTTTTAAACTTAATGTTTGACCTGGTCTAATATTTGTTGGTTGTAAAAATGTTGTTGTACTTCCTACTATTGTTAATGTAAAGAAATTACCTAAACTACAATCCATACTTGCAGTAGAAGATACAATTGATAATGGTATTGATATACCATTTACACTGCCACTAAATGTAGAGTTACCAATTACACCCAATTCAACTACTGCTGATGATGAAAGAATTAAACTACCTGTTATTAATTGATTACCAACAAAGGTATTACTACCCGTTGTTGCGTATTTACTTTCAATTACATTTAATCTATTACTTTGTGTTGCATCTGTTAAATAAATACTTGCACTTAAACTTGCTGTGTTTGCTAATACAAATGCGTTAGTTGCAAATGTAGCAACCAATGAAGAACTAAAATTTGCAAATGATGCACTATTAGTTGTAATTTGTGATTGGAAACTTGCACTATCTGTTTTATATTGAGATGAACTAAAGTTTTCTAATAAATCTAATCTACTATCAACGGATTGTGAATATAAAGTTACATTACCAATACCACTAATTGTTGAAGAACTAATATCAGATGTTGCTTTAATAGAAGATGTTACTTCTAAACTTCCCGTTACTATTACTCTACCTATTAAAGTTTGAGTATCTACATTTGCTTCATCACCGATTATATTAGAGCCTGATGTAAATATAATTGATGAACTTACAATTGTAGTATCTATTTCAAATGCATATATTGTTCCACTAACATATAAATTACTTGCACTTATATTTCCACTTGCACTTATATCATTTACACTTATATCATCTCTTACCCAAAGTGAGCCTGTGATATCTTCTGAACCACTTACACTAAAATTAAAATATTGAGGTGTTGGATTAGTAAAATAATATTCACCAAACCATTGTGCTGTATTTTGATTGATTGTTAATTCTAAAAATTGTGAATTTACATATTGTTTATCTATTACAACTGCTCCACTCACTAAACCATCACCATAAACAGGCCATCCTATTTGAACCTCATTTACAGTTGGTTCTTGCGAACTTCCACTTGCAAATGAACCTGTAATTCTGATAATAGAATCAGTAAAATAATTACCACTATTAACATATGAAGGTGTTGATGATGTAAACTCAGTATTGATTTGTACAGACCCACTAAATGTTACTGCCTTACCAACTGTTAATCTATTACCTACAAATAAATCACCTGCTGTATTTACAGTTATACCAATTCCATTTCCTAAACCATCCTGAATTTCGGTTGGTGTAGAACTAGCAGTGTTATCACTCCCTAAATGTAATAGAGAGATATAACTCTGTGATATGTATAAATTACTTAAACTTCCCATTTATATTCGTTTTTATATATTTTAATTTTGTGACCATGTCCTCGTTACTACGTTTGATCCACTATTCCACGTTTGTGGTGTTGTACTCCATATCTTTGGTGTTATCCATAACTCACACACTTCACACGTTCCGTAATTAGAGAAAGGTAATGCTAATACTTTTAAGTTAACATAATCCCAATCATCTGTATTATCTATTTGTTCTATAATCGTATAACACTTTAAGTTATCATACGAAATAGTTCCATTGTTTGAATCCAAAAAGTACTTACTACTAAATACTTGTCCTATACTCCCACTCTCATTCAATACTGCTTTATATTTATCACCCGTCTCACACTCTTCAATCACATAACCACTACCGGAAGGGTTAACTAAAAAAAAAAGACAACGATTTTTATCATTGTGTGTAGTTAGGCTAAAGGTAGCCACCCATCCCGCCAGACCGTTGTTAAACCTATCTGAGAATGGTACACAATTGATTTCTCCATCTATTTCAAACCCTGCTACTCCTCTTTGTGTATATGCTGTTAAATCGTTTAATATACCCAGTGTGTTATTGTGTATATCAATTGTATCATCTACACCTTTAAAGTAATCTATACTTTGTTGATTAAGAGAACCTGATGATTCGTTATTCTTATTTTTAATTTTATCTGCTACCGTTAACTGAACTGTATATGTTGTTACATTTGTTCCAAATTCAGAATTAGTAATCAATACATTCCCAACAGGATATGCTGGAAATTCCTTTGTATCAAAATCAGTTAAATCACCATATGTTGCAACTCCAATAGATGGATGATTCTTAAGTATTGTTTTAAAATAGTTAAGAATGTTGTAGTATAGTGTATAATTTATACCGGTATTATGAACAATTTGTTGACTCATAGTTATTATAATTGTATTCCACCAAAGTATTGATTCGTTTGGTCAGGATATATTTGTGTTTGGTTACCAACTGATTCTAAGTATTGAGGTATCTCATTTGAATATGCTATCAAATAGTTTTGTAATCTCAATGCGTAATAATCTGCGTTGTTCAATGCTTTATTCAAAAGATAATCAATCTCACCCTTTGATGGTGTTACTGCTTGTTCTGATTGTTGTTTAACTGCACCATTAGATTTAAATTGAATTGAACTAAATGGAATATATTCTACACAACCATACCATATCAATGAATTCTTAATATAATCATTTAAAAGGTCTTGATAATATACCGATAAAGTACTAACTGTATTTGCAGTGATTCTATCTTGTAAAAATTCAAATAAAACTGTTCCTAATAAATTCTTTAAGTACTTATCTTGTGCAGTTCTCATAAATGGTAACAAAGCATCTGCATCGATTGCTCCTTGCAATGGTGAATTCTTTATGATATCGTTTCTTGTTATAAAAAGAGCGTAAGCCATATCTTATTTTTGTTTTATTATTTCGTATTCTTGTTCAAAGAAAGTTGGTTTAACAAATGCTTGAGGAGAGGATGTTACTTCTGTATTAGTATCTACCCCACCATCTTCAATTGTTGCATCACTATCTTCTTCAACCGTTGCAGGATTTTCCATTGCATCGTTTGTATCTTTCTGAACTTCTTCAATAGTTTGTCCTGTTTCCTCTGCTGTTTCTGAAAGAATTACTAATGGAGTTAACTGGTCAAAGTATAATTCTAAATTATTATATCCACCTATTGTTAATGCACTATCTAATGCGTTTAAGATTAAGTTTTGGAATGGAGATATCGTCATTGTTTGTAAGATACTAAATGCTGTTTTCATTTCTTCTGATTGAGAACTGAAACCATTTCCTTTATCTCTGATACCAAATAACAATGGAGAAGTTACTCTATGTGAAACTAGGATTCTATCTTGCACATATTCTGCAACATATTGATACTTTTCATGTAAGTTAGAGATATCAATTACATCTAATGTAGGTTTATTTGCCGCATCATCATTAAATGATACCATAAATCTACCTGCGTTATCTGTTCCTGTAAACTTAGCCTGTAATAAATCCTCTATTGTTTGTCTTTCTTCAGGAGCTGGAACACCATTGTTAAAGTTAATCATTACAGAAGGTAAGAAACCATTTGTAATATTATTATAATGTAAGTTAGAGATTTCTCCTTCACTTAAACCAAATTGTAAACCACTAACCCAATCAGGTAGTGAATAGTAATACAAACCTGGTGTATAATGTTTTATATAAAGGATTTCCATTTTATCTTTTGATGTACCAAATGCAGAAATCTTTTTCTTATTCTTTACTGCTCTATTATCAAACCAATCTGTACAATAGTAATAGAAATTAACTTTTGGGTCACCATATATCTTTTCTGCTCTTAAATTCTGAACAGGTATGTGATACATCTTTATAATCTTAGTATGTTCATCATTCCAATATACTTGATATGCTGAGTTACCATATAGTTTCAAATCAAATGCTACTCTCTTTGTTTCCTCTTGTGGGATTATTTTAGATAGAGTTTCATTAAAGTTCTCATCTTTACTGTATAATCCTTTACCAAATATTAAATCTGCTAAACCCTCAATACATGCTGCATTAGTTGTACTTACATTATAAGATGTAGTAACAGATGCGAAGAAATCATCTTGTCCGTATGCACCGAATGGAACCCATTGATAACGAGATTTTGTATCCTCATTAATTATAGGTAATCCATTATTTTGAGAATTTACAATACTAAATTTTGTTGTTTGCTTCATATTAATTCATTATGATATATTCGTTAGTACTCTGATGTGAGATGTACTGGTCGTTTTGTGTTTTATAAACTGCTTTATCTACTGATTGTGATTGATAAACTTGCAAAGAACCATGCCATATAGGTTCAGTACTACCGCTATTCAAAATACTTACTCTAAACTCTTGTCCTGTATATGCACCACTTATACTTGCAGTGAATGCTAATAAGTTTTCATATGATGTAAAAGAAGATGATACCAAACTCGCTGTTGTGTTTGTTTGTGTTACCATATCTTGTAAAGACATTGTATATTGATTAGATGAGGTATTCTCTGTTCTAATTGTGTATGAGTTAGTATTATTAAGGTAATAACTTAGCATTATCTATTGTTTATATGATATTAACAATTAAGTAGCAGAATATAACTAAGATACATAAAAAAAGGTAGAACTCCAAAGAATTCTACCTTTAATATTTTTATTCAATCTATCTGATTAGTTATAAACGATAGTTGGTTGTGTAGATAATCCTGCGAATGGATTAACTGTTGTTGAACCGGATAAGAAAGCGGCTGGTAATTGTTCTTGACCAGTGAATGTTACTGAATAACCATAAAGGTCACCCAATGCTCCACCTGTCTGTATTGTACCTGCTGTTACATCTGCACCTTCTCTTTCACCAACTAATAGAGCATCTCCGTTCATTGTCCAAAGTACGATTTGAGGTCTACCATAAGCCATAAGCTTTAATTGAGTAGTCATTTCGTTTGTCAATTTCTTAAGATTTAATACTAATTCTTGATTGAAGAATGTAGTACCGTTTTCTCTACTTGTGTTAACTGTTTCAGTATAGTTTGAACTACCTTTCAACTCATAGTAATATACAGTTGAGCCTGATGGAAGTGCAGTTACTTGACCTGCTCCGTTTTTAGTAAAAGAAGCTGTTGTATAGTTTAGGAAGTATACACCTGCTAAACCACCAATACTTTCTTTACAAACTTCTTGTCTTCCTTGTGATAAGTTGCAACTCATAATGATTAGTTTTTTTGTTTTAGTTAAAAAGGGTGAGTGTTACCCCACCCCTTAATTAGTTGGTTGATTAAGCTAAGTGATAAGCGATATCAGATGCGATACCGATTTGTGTACCAGCTGTATATCTCATAATGATTCTAAAGTTTTGAGAACCATCTAAGTTTGCCATATCCAATACTCTAACCTCGTTATAATCTGACAACAATCCGGTGCCAAAGAATAAGTTAGATTTTTGTGCTGCTACCATTGTAGAAGAAGCCATACCAGGACAAAACGCGATTTCAATACCGTTGAAGTTCAATGGTTTTTCACCTACGTTTAATTGGTTGTTCCATCCATTAGCACCTTGTGCACCACCAGCTAAAGCTTGTTGGTAAGCCTTTACAACGTTTGTTGGAGCGTAGATCATTAAATCTTCTTTACCATAAACTGTGTTAGGGATTGCGTTTACTAATGCTTCTAAATCTGCTAATACATTCGCTGAAGTGATAGAACCACTTGCAGAAGATGTAATTGCTGCTGAACCAGAAATCTTACCGAACAAACCACCGAATTGACCGTTAGTCGCTTCAACACCTTGCCAAATAGAAGTTTCAGTTGCTTGAGCTACAACACCACCAACATAAGAGATTAAATAATCTGTAAAGTTAGCAGGTACTGTATCAAATGCACTGTATCCTAATTGTAATGCTTCCCAACTTTCTACAAACTCTTGCTTACATAATTGTAAGTTAACTTGTAATTCTTTTGGAGTGATGATTGATTCAGTTAATGCTACTGAGCCAGATGTAGTAAAATCACAACTTGCATCATTTACGATATTAGCTACTGCTAATTTTTGAATAACTTGCTTATACTTTACGTTTGGTAAAATAGTAATGTACTTGTTATCCAAAGTTTTTGCTGATAACAATGCTGCTGCAATGTATTGACCAGCGAATTCACCGGCATACGTTGATGTTACATCAGGTTGTGCCGCTGTTCCGAATTTTTGAATTTTTTTCATTCTAAAATATTTTTTGTTTAATTAATTATTTATATAATTTTGATAAGAATGAACTCTGAGGAGTATCTATTTTTTTACCAAATCTATTTTTGTTTTGTTCTGCTGAGAATCTAAAACCTTCTTCAATCGGAGCACCATCTAATTTTGGTAACTCTTCTTCCATATCAGCTTTCTTATCTACAACTTCTTCTTTTACTTCTTCCATCTTAGAGATTTTCTTTTCCATCTCTTCGATTCTATATGCCATGTCTTCAAATTTCTTTAACATTTCTGGCATACCCATTTCTTCTTTATCATCATCAGCTGGAATAGTTTCTGCTGTTTCGGTTTCTTCCATTGGAGTTTCACCTAATTCAACTTCTGATAACATAGATGATGGTTTCAAATCTTTAACTTGCTCACCAGCTGCTTTCTCATCCATTACATCATCTACTGCTGTTGGGTCACCTGGTAACTTTTCAGTATCTTTTGTTTCAACATCTGCCAATTCAACGTTCTCTCTTTCTACAATCTTACCATCTTCTGTGATAACTTTTAAAAGAGTTTCATTTCCTTCTGTATCTTTCAACATAAGTTCGTGAGTTCCGTTTGGTGCTGGAGTTTTAGTTCCATCTTCTGATACAACGAATAGGTCTTCACCAACATCAAATGTTGCTGATTCAACTATTGTTCCATCCGCTAATTTTGCGTAAGTTAATTCTACTTCTGATTCTAAATTCAAAAGTTTTGCAACTTTACTTAGTACTTGTTTTGCGTTCATAATTATTCTTTTATTTAATATTAACAATATTACTACTAAAAGTAGTTATTTTTAGTTTAATCTTTTATCTATTGCTGTTAGGTTATCATATTCTAACACTAATTCTTTATTTTTCTTTTGCAGATACATTATATAATCCCACATAGCATCGTTCTCTGCTTTTAATTCAGAGTTCTCTTCTTCTGCTAACTCCAACATTACTTCTAATATTGTTGTATTCTCATTCATAGTTTATCCGTTATAAGAACCACTTACAGCTTCTGCACCACCATCAATGTTATACCATATGAAATTAATTCTCTCTTCAAAATCTTCAACGGTTGTTACAGTTTCTTCTTTTACTTCTTCATTCTCTTTGTAAATGATTTTCCAATACTCTTGCATAAAAATTTATTTTAATTATTAATAAGTTCCACAACTACCTGTATAATAGTTGGTAATAGTTAATGCTGTTTGGTTTCCTGTTGGGAAATTGTATTGAAACTCTCTTGCACATGCTATACCATTAAATGAGCTAGTAGTTAATCTACTACCATCAGAACATGTTGTAAATGTTACTGCTGCTGCACCATTTGTATTATAAGTTGCACATGTGTTAAGATAAGGTTGATTAAGCCATGAACTAGCATTATATTTTGTATAATCTCTCGTTATAAATCCTCTTGTTGAAGTTGAAAAGTTACCACCATATGTTGTTGCAAATATATTAGAACATGTAGGTCCACTTGTAGCTTCCCAAGTATCTACATAACAACTTTCTGAACTAAATGCAACTAACCATCCACCTATACCATATGCTAATGCTGAACCTGATGGAGCTCTATTACTTTCTGTTCCTGTTCCTATCTTAGCCTGTGCTCCACCAAATGATGCTGTATAATATTGTGCATTGCAACTAACACAACCTGCACCAAATCTTGTTCCTGCTGCTCCACCAATAGAACCAGTAAGTGTATTTTTAAATCTTACTGTCCACCTAGGTATTGATACATCCCAAAATGATTGCATATAGTAATAAGTATATCCTGCCTCTTGCGAAGTTGCAGTACAACCTACACCTTCTGCTTTTGGATAATAACCATACCCTGCTGTGTTTAAAAATATTCCCATATTGTTATATTAATCTATTTGCTGCTACTGAATACAATGTTGTTGAACTTACACTTGCTACACTCACCATATCAACTGCACTTGCCAATGCACTTCCGGTATTGATTGAACCTGAAGGAAACTTAAATAAAGTACTTTCAAATCTAACAGAACCCGTAGTTACTTGTTGAGTTAATATGATATTTGCAGTTTGACCAGGTTTTAAATTAGAACCCGTAATATAAGTTATTGCTGATGAAGGAATAGTTAATGTAAATACACTTCCTAAATTAAAATCTATACTTGCCGTATTTGATGCTACACTTAATGCTGTTACATTTCCTGCTACACCACCGGTTATTTCTAATGCTCCAATTACTTGTAATTCAACTGCTGCTGATGAACTTAGTATTAAACTACCAGTAATACTTTGATTACCTATAAAGTTATTAGAACCTGTTGTTGCAAATCTTAATGTTGAAGAACTAACTATTAAGAATGAAGAACTTAAATCGTTAAATGATTGTGAAGTTGCAACATATGAACCACTTAATGTATTAAATGATGCTGTTATACTTGCAGTAAAATCATTTGTACTTTGTGTATATGCGTTAAATGATGCAGTTGTTACAAAGCCAGTATTTTCTGCTGCTATAATTCTACTATTAAATGATGCTGATGTTACACTATATAATTCACCATTAATAAATGCATCTGATGAAGTAATTCCCGCACTTGCACTTAATGGTGTGGATATTGTTACTCTACCATCTGTGTATGCTGTTGAAGCTTGGAATTCAATTGGAAAATAATAAGAACCTGCACTTCCACTACTTACTGCAATACCACCACCGACTTTTCCACTACCAAAACCACCAATTGATGATATTCCACCATATAATGCAATTTGATTACTAGCACTCGTTGCTGCTACATATCCTCTTGCCATAATAGAACTTATTAAATTTGCACCACTTCCTGATGTTACCTGAACTGACACTTGACTAATTGATGCAATACCATTACTTCCACTAATTCTACTTGCTGCAGTTGCTTGGAAACCACCTGTTATATCCAAATCATAAGTTGCTGATGAACTAACTTGTAATGAACCATTAATAACTTGATTACCATTAAATGTATTACTACCTGTTGTTGCGAAACTACCCGTTATTACTTCTACATTATTTAATCTACTATCAAATGAAGAACTATCCGCTTTATACTGAGATGAACTAAATGTTTGTAATAATCCTACTGATGTAGAAACTGATGATGAACCTAATTCTAAATTATCTAATCTACTATCTACTGATGCTGAATATAGGGTTAAGTTACCTAAGCCAGTAAATGTAGATGCTGATATTGCGTTTACTACTCTTACAGTTGTTCCATCATCAGTAATTTGTGAATCTATTAAATGGTGACCACCATTACCTTTTACTATTGTATTAATAGTATTGTAGACTGGTGAACCTTTTGTATTATATTCAGGTCCGAATAATGCTACACCAAAGTTATCATTATCTGTTGAAGATGTATATTCGTAGAACCAATCATTTGTTTGTCCATCAAATTGAAATGATGCAGTTGCTGCAGTTGAGCCGGAATCTACTACAATTATACCTGCATATCTTTGAGCAGGAGTATCGTTGTTTAAGATAATGAATGCATCACCGATAATCTTTGCAGACCCGGTAATAGATTCTAAATAACCAATTGATGCAGTTCCTGCAACTGCTATATTAAGGAAATTTTGAGTTCCACCAAATGTATTGTTTACATTGGTTCTTGCATATGAAGAAGAAACTGCTTCGAAAGCATCCAATCTAGTATCAACTGATTGAGAGTATGTAAGAGGATTACCTAAACCATTTATAGTTGATGCAGATATTATTGATGCACTTACATTACCTAATAAGGTTACACTTGTAGAACCAGAGATAACAATGATTTCTGATGTAAGTGATGTTGTATGTTGTTGAGATGCTGAATTAAAGAAATCAGATAATACATCTCTATTATGCGTATCATCATATATCTCAAATGAGCCAGTATCCACTCTTAAATCATATCCACTACTAAATCCACCACCACTTGTATCTCTTAATTTAAGATTTGGTGTTGCAGATTGTATAGTAACATCACCATTTATTAGTGTATCATTTGTGACAGTTAAAGTTCCATCTAAATGAGTATTGTTTTCAACTCTTAATGCGGATGCACTTAAAGTTCCTCTTAATACTTCGCTACCACTTATTAATAAACTACCTGTAATTGTTTGATTACCAATGAATACATTTGAACCTGTTGTTGCGAATGTTGTATTCTTAAAATCTTGTGATGCTGTATATGAATTGAATGAAGAAGTAGTTACTAATGAACTTGTATCAACTGTAATTGAATTTATTCTACTATTAAATGAACTACTATCTGCTTTATACTGAGAACCACTAAATGTTTGTAATAATCCTACTGAAGTACTTATACTTGCTGTAAATGTTTCAATTGCAGTTATTTCACTATTTGTAGATGATGTATATGAATTAAATGATGAAGTAGTTGCAAAGGTTGTATTCTTAAAATCTTGTGATGCTGTATATGCGTTAAAACTTGCAGTAGTTACTAAATTAGTTGGTTGTACTACATTATTTATTCTACTATCAAACGATGATGAATCTGTTTTGTATTGAGACCCACTAAACGTTTGT